CTCATCGTGACAATAGCGCAATTGATCAGAGAAGAGCCACGCAATAAAGCATAGCCCGACTGGCCTGGCCACTGCTACAGCAAAGGACCCCTTATCTAGTAGGATTGTTCCATATGCCTGCAATATTCTCCTGGTCGGACCCACAATAAAGCGGGGCTACTCCCTGAACAAGTACGGGAAATTGCCGTGAACCGATGATCCACGTGAATTAAGTTATAAATTAAAGGTAAATTACTCCTTCTACTCTCTTCGTTAGGGCTAGATCTTGTGAAGCCCTGTGAACTATTTTTCACTATCTTCTTCTATCTCGACATACGTCCACGAATCGAGATAGTCTATGCGCTCTTCGTAGTCTCTCACGTCCGGTGAAGGAGATGAGAACTCTATTTCCATTGCGTCTTTTGTTAGAAGTCCGTGTTTGACCATCGTTTCAAATCGATAGTCGATGTAATGTTTAATTTGATAATTGACACCATGAGATGCCAATGCTTGTTTAACCTTATTACTTTCTATGTTATATTTTACTTCTCCGAACGCCGAATAAAAGCGACAGAAGTCATCAATATTTGAAACCAGAGCCTCCTCTGGATCGTTGCACCTTTTATACCAATTGAGCAATTCGTTTATGGGTCCTTCCTCCATAGGGGCATGCATTATAACATTAGGATATTCTTCGTCCTTGACGAAGCGTCTCTTTAAGTACTTTGCAGTATCCCTAGTTTCGAATTTCACCATGCGGTCATCTTTCATATTAGTAGTGTACTTCAATCCATAAGTAGCAAATGATTCTTGGATGTTATCCATACTAAAGAAGTCCGAGACTTCAGGAGAACTTTCACCAATATCATCATCGCCAAAATAAGCTTCGGTAACATTTCTTGAATAACCTTCCATGCTAATAAGTCGGTGATCGGCATTATTCATAGCCGCCAAATCAATGTAAGCCATTCGCATATAGCAAGCATTAACAAAAGAATTTAAAATTGTGGTAAACACGTTTCCTGATGGGTTTCCATGAGTACAGAGATATGAAGTCCATACTCCAAAACGAGAATTAAAGAAAATATGCACGCAATTAATCATTTCATGAAACAAAACACAACGAAGCATCTTGTTTTCAATTTCATCATCGTAAAATTCATTGACACACTCACATAGTCCCATCGCAAACTCAGCAAAGACGTTTCCATCAAACTGAGATTGATCTCCTGCACGCACGCATTCTCCTCCCCATGGGAAGAGTCTTCTGGCCAAATTCATCCATTCAGGTCCGGTTGGATCGATGCCTAGTGAATACATTCCTGCATTATGTGAGTTCATAAGAGCAGCAATGAAGTCTCCGCAATATTGTTTGCAAAGGAATGCATGAGATGCAGGTCCAATAACAAACGCACGTTGCTTTCCCTTCAAAACTTTTTCATTCTGAACACGAGCATCTTTCTTCCAATCGATCCAATACGATTCAATTCGTTTTCCATTAAGAGCATGGTAAGTACGATTGTCTAATTCACGTCGAAAGTCATCGTCGATAATAGTTCCAGCTTCGAAATCCATAAAGTCTTTCTTTCCTCCAGATTTTGCTTTCATACAAAAAGGGTATCCCATAGATGCCGCAGAATTTAAT